ATTTAATATAACTTTCATAGCCCTAAGTCCTTTAGAGAAACAATGCTTTCGATTTCATCTCCGATATAATCATTGTTATATAAATAGAATTTACTGTAACTCCAACGTGCAATGACATATTCACCATTTTTTAATTTCAATAAATATTTTTCATCTTCCTCTAATGGAAATGGTTTTAGTAATGTCTTTGTTGTTTTTGTTGTCTTTTCTTCTGTTGTATTAGTTGTTTTCTTCATATTTCCTCCACCAATCTAAATTTTTTAATATGCAATTGTTCTCTGTTAATCCTGGTCCGTATGTTTCCATCTTTATCAACCGTGCAGCAGACTGTCTTCGGATTCTTATATAGTCCTTGTTTCTGGATATTTTCCATTATTCGCTCCGTTCTATTTGTGCTTTACTAACTATCTTCATAAAATCCTCGTAGCTATAATCTTGAAGATATGTTTTCAAAATGTTGTATTGATTGATATTTGCTTCAATTTGCACTTGATAATTGTGTTCTGCAAGATGAAGCATATCTATTAATTCATCTTTTGACTTTCGCTTTAGTGATTCGTCGCTTGGAAATACAGTTCCTAAGCATCCTAATTTTTTAAGCATTTGGATCACCCCACATTCGCTTGAATGCAAGTTTTGAACCAAACTCGAAATCAAAGTTATCTTCTTTTGAACATTTAGAATTGGCATGTCTCACGCATTTCCCATCGACGTAGTAAGCAGTTGTGATGCGGTTACCTTTCTTAACAATTCGAATTTCTTCTTCCTTTAGAGATTCGTAAATATTTTTAAACACTCTCCGGAAGGTATCTGCTAAATTATTTATCACTTTATATCCTCCTAAATTTATTTTCTATAACTGCAAGCATGTATCCTTCAGGATTCAACACTTGTTTTTCAATACCAGGTTCTAATCCATAAACCTCACACGCACGCATCCATACTTGATTGATTTCTTCGTCTGAACATTGGTTAATCCCAGCTATCACGGATGGTTCTGTGATGGTAGCAAATACATGCAGCAACGATTCTTTTGTGCGGTTGATTCTGTCTACAATATTTTGATTATCCATACACGGATTTAAAACTTCTATTTCCCTTTGAACTGGTTGAATCAGTAACATCTCGATTCTTTTCAAATCAACGCAATCGCCTATATCATCATCAGTCTTATCTAGTCTAATCATGTCTAATCTAGTAGTAGCGGAAATGTCAGCATTTTTAGAAATATTGTCTACAATTCTTATGTTTTTGTATTCATTCTGCGAAAAATTTACACACTGAAAACACTTTTCTATCTCTACAAATTTTGCACGTGCTTTGTATTGAAGAAAACGCTTCTGGATGGTAGCAGAAGTGAGCACTAGGAACTGGTTGTATATCTCGTTAGAGAACAATCCCCTTTTCAAACACTCCTCTACAATTTGCTCGACCTTCTTTTTATCCGCTCCAATTTCTCTTGCGAATAGGCACTTTGTGTCGTCGTCCCACTTGCAGTAATAGCCTTCATCTCGGTAGATCATAGTCCAGAGTTTAACTAATATTGCATAGCCTGTCAGCCCAAAGCGTGCTTCAATGAGCCGAACATCTTTATCCATCTGTGTGTCAAGTAGGAATGCTTTTATTCCTTTTGACATTTTTTCTTATCCTTTCATCTAACTAAATCTTTCAAGTTGCATATAGCTTCTTTTAAATCACTACGCTGCAGATGGTTGTTTTTTAAATATCTAAACCATTTGATGGTAGACATCTTCTTTCTTAGATTATCCACGCTGTCGTGCGTATATTGACTATCTACGATTGATTCAACTGTTTCAAATACATCTGTATTGATTTTTCTATCAGCAGTGCCTATGCACATGTTTTCTGACATCGTCATGTTTGGCATTGGAAATCTGTATAACTTTGTCTCGATTCCTCTATATTGCATATATGTATACATGCTGATACTTGTTACTTTTTCTGATGTATATTTCACATGATAGATTGCATTTGGAAAATTGATTGTATATGCCTTTCCTTGAAACGTTACGATGCGCTTATGTTCGGGTTGTCTATACATAACTTGATTGTCAGACATCGCTATAATTTCAACATTTACAAGCTTAGGCTTATCTTTGATGTGTTTATCTTTTTTGTAAGCATATTTTTCAATTTTTCTAGCAAACGTATCCACTGATACAGATTTCCAAATTTCTTTTCCATGATCGACTTTTAGAATTTCTACATCAGGATTTGTGTTTGAGATTCTACATATAAGTTGAGTCATAGAATCACCTCCATTTCAGAACAGAACGATTGAATGATATCTTCTATAATTTGTTCATTACCCATGCACATTTGATAGTCTTCTCGGTGTATGTCAAGAATATTAATAAATCTATCAACATTATGTGTAACATCGTTATTTTCCTTTGGTGGAATTGTTTCCAATAGTTTCAGAAGCTTATTAGAAAATTCCCATAAATCAATATTTATACTGAAGCTATATCCTTCATAGTCACCTAGTGTATATGATGACCACGTGTTATCACCCGTATTTGCGAATGGCATAAATTCCATTAAGTTATTTATTAACTCACTATCACACTTTTCCGAAAAACGTATGATGCACGCGCCACCGTAGGCTTCATCAAGATTCTCTTCATCAAATGGAATATATTTTTCATTCTGTATATCCACATCAAACCATCGTGAGATATCTTCGGCAATTGATTGCAATGCTGCATCATTTGGATTTCTGTAGTACTTTTCTAAAAAATAATTTGATACCCATGTACTATCTCCGGAGAATGCATCGATTTCAAAATCCACTTCATCGAAAAAACATGTTAACAATTTGTAAATAATAGGATTTATATTTTCGTTTAGGATTCTTTTTTGTGATAAATATCCACCGAATAAATCCTCTGCTTCATAGCCACAAAGGAGTGTTGTACTCAATCTTGGTGCAAGGTCTTTTAAAAAATTAAAATCAAAGTCATCATCCATTAACATGGAAAATCCGCCATCCGAAGAACGCGCATGTATTGCATATAGTAGCTTGATAAAATCTGACTGTATTTCTTTAGTAATGTACTTGCGCAAATCTATCAATTTTCGTTACCCCTGAAAGAATAGGTTCATCTGTAATCAAATTGAAGCAATGCTCCAGGATACAGACTGCCATCTTTGCATTTGTCACCATATACTGTAGATTCCCTTCGGATACGCATTCTTGACAGCTCTTATCAGTTGGCTTCTTATCATTTTTTAAATCGTAGACTTCACTTCTTAACTTTCCATGTATGTCCTTATTTGATTTCACTGTTACAAACACATTTCCGGAATATGCACTATTGGCCGAATCAATATATACAGCTGCTCTCTGTTTTTTAAATGTCTCTTCAAGCAGTTTTCTTGTAGCATCATTATCGACACAGCCAACAATCACAGGCACTGAAGAGTCTTTCTTAATACGTTCTGCCAATTCATTAAGCGTGATGTACTTATCTATTGCTTCACACTGTATGTCGTAGAAACTGTTAATCTTCTTAGCCAATGCAATAGCTTTATTAAATCCGACATCTTGCAGCTGGTATGATTGTCTAGCAACATTCTTTTTCGTGACGATATCACCATCAATCAAAACCATTTTATGATTTGTACCAATTAATAATTGCGGTAGATCTCTTGCAAATAGTGACCCAGTACCACCGACACCAACGATATAGAAAGTATATTTAACTTTCATAATCTATCCTTTCTTGTGCTGCATAAACATTGCTACGAGTGTATTTGTTTCTTTGATGTAATCATAATCGACAGCGCCAGCAAATTCGTAGAAGTGATTTGCGAGCATGATATCCGTAATCTGCTTCGTAGAGTATTCGCGATTTTCTTCGAATGCTCCTGTCATATTGTGATTTGTGCCGGCAAAATAAATCTGGAACGGAAATTTATATAACTTTTCAGGTTCTTTTTTTGTTTCCTTTTCCTGGTCCTTCTTTACTTCACTCTTCTTAATTTCTTTCTTATCTGATTTCAGTTGTTCCGGCTTGTTTCCAATCATTCCGAAAATATCATCAGATGATTCAACGCTTTCATCCGTTTCTTCCTGGATGATTTCTTCGTTTAATTCTGTCATTATTCGACTCCTTCTATTTTCTCTGTGATTGCGATTGCTACATCTTCAGGCGTGCGTATTGCAGCTAATGTTACAAATTCATTATCTCCATCAATGCGAAGCATTTTATCACTTACGTGCAATGTTACAGGTCCGGTTGTTTCGATTGCATTTAAGCATTTTAAGATACCTGCAATTGAGAAGGCGCGTCTGCATGCCAACATATTCGTTTCGACTTTTAATTTCGTTGTATATACACGTGGATCTTCACCTGCAATGATTGTTTGTATTGTTAGTTCACCAACACCGCTAATTTCAAGATAAATAGCGTTATTAAAGCCAGCAGCTTGAATGAGAATATTCTTGAATGCTTCGGAATTTTCAATTTTGATTTCACCATCTAACTTTGGATCAAACCCTGCTAAGTTTTCGTTTGTTTTAACAAATAAACTTGAATAGATTAATTCACCAGCAGATTGCAGCATGATGATTTTATTGTTTGCTTTGATAACGTAATCAATACCCTTCTCTCTTAATCTAAGAACATCAATCGGTGCATGGATTTGAGTTTCGATTTCTAACTTTTGAGTGTTCTTATAAAGAAATTGAAGTTCTTCATCGTATGCACAAACTCCATTCGAATGAATCAATACTCCGTTCTTCTTAGATACAAGTGATGCAGCTTTCTCGAACACTTTTAGATTCAGTCCTAGTTCCTTTGAATCTTTAATTGCTGCATGTATCTCTTGCATGTCTGTGTTATTTTGAAATTGAAAGTTACTAATTCCAGATATGCATTTGATTGTTTCTCCATCTTTCTTTATTTTGATTTGTTCAAATTTGGATAGCACATCATAATCATGCTTGTTTAGATTCATCACAAATGACACAGAACTCTTATTAATATCGTTGGTTTCATTGCGATAGATTCCTAATCCATCTTTATCGAAACTATGTACGCGAATTGCATCAGCTTCGAGTGTTACCACATTATTCTCCAGTCCTCTGTTAAAGCATCTCCCTGCAACGATTGTCATAATCTAATGTTCTCCTTCACTGTTCTTCTAACACGTCTCATTACACGTTCAAAATCAACCATTGTCGTCCCTTCTTTTTCGATGAGACTGTATATCTTATCTGCTAGGTTTTCATTTCTAACAGACTGATCAATCACTTTATTCTTAATTTGTTTTCTTTTCATATTCCTCATTCACTTTCTTTTGAAATGCATCTATTTTTGATAACTCAAATTGCAGTGCAGCTTCTGCCTTATCATCATCAAGAATCACAATCCCTTCAGTACTTACCCTTTTGGTTGGTAGCCCCTTTAATCTACGAAGCTTATCTCTGATTAACTCATTCATAAATCAATACCTACCAAGAATAAAAACGCTCTTACGAAAATGCATATAAACATTGCTATGAATGCCATTTCTTCAAGCGTGTTAATTACGTTCTTTTTTAATTTCATGTTTAACTCTCCATTTCTATTTGATATAATGAGAGTGATAGTTAAGGTCTATCACTTAAGCGCTCTTGTCTTGCTGGACGGCGCTTTTTTTAATTTGCGTATATACTTTGATTTTGTTCTCGTTTGATAAATCACAATTAGCATATTGATCTACGAACGAGTTAACGTCGGACTCTCTATAAATGTAATTTCTTCCAACCTTAATAAAATTGATTAATCCTGCACGCCTTAATCTACCGATATGTCTTGAATCACATCGAAGAAGTTGTGCAAGCTCTTCTTGTGTATAAAAGATATTCATTTTAATTCCTTTCTTTTTCGTTATGCTTGTTTTCCTTTTTTGTTTGTATATAATGCCCCTGAAAGGAGGTGAATAATATCGCTAGAGCTAATGTGAAAGTTGTTAGTCAATCTTCAACTGGATTGAATACAAAAGTATCTGTAAATGGTCGGATAATGACCAATAATCAAGCCTATAACCAAGCAAAGCAAGGCAAGATTAACGGATACAACGGTTCTATTTCATCAAATGGAAACAAGTACATCCGTTCAAATCCAGACAAGTCAACTAATAACAATTTAGAAAAGTAATTTTCTATAGAAACTCATTCATTGATGGATGAGTTTTCTATTCCAAGTAATTCTCCATTCACAAATACTTTGTAACCATCTTGTGTGATACCAACAGAATCCTTCCCATCTGTATCTATACTTGTAATTAATTCATCATCCATATTTGCTACTTGTAATGTGATAGTTGAATTGTTTTTAATTACTTTTTTCCTTCTCGAAAAACAGAAGCACCATTTAAAGAAGTTGAACTGTATCCAAGCTTCTACAATGCAATTGCCATTTTCATCGATATATTTAGTGATGTAATGATGTAGCATATTCTTTTCTCCTTTCATTGCTATGATTCTAAAATCCTTAGGAGCATAGCTTCTTGAAAGTTGTGATTGCTGACTCTATTTCTGCATTTACAACTTTTTTTATTTCATTCGCTATCAACTCATTAGTTTTTATATCTTCCATATAAAAGTTTTTCATAATACGATTAACTAAATTAGGCAATTCGACATATATCAAAGTGTTAAATTCATTTTCTTTTTTCATGTTGTCTTCTCTCCACAAAATCCTTTAAGTCTCGATACAACTTTGAATTTTGAAATTCACACCAATCGCAAGAATCGAATTCGATTTTCATTTCAACGTGATAAACTGAATTGTCGAAATCAGAATATTTAATAGTTTCTATTTGCATAAACTATCCCTTCCTTTCCTTGTTGTGGATATTCTCTTCAGTTGATATATAATTAAACCGAAGAGGTGATTAACATGATAGATATCAAAGAAATTGTTTTGAATAAGGACGAACGGCGCTCTTTATTTACCTTTCACTTCAAGAAAAATCAGCATCGAGATGAAATTAAATGTTTTCATCGCTTGTATTGCGATTACGGTTTTTTAACCGAAAACTTATTAGATAAAGTTGATAAATTCGGCATTAACATAGGTACTGATACCTATCATCTTTCTGAACAATACGAGCGCTATTGCATCGTTCAGAGATGGAAAATATTCAATTCACTTCCAAATTGGATTGCAATTTTGATTTCCTTGATATCTCTTATCCTTAATATCCTGCTATGGCTTGAAACAAGACAGTAGCAATAATTCCTATAAAAATTCCAATTAGAAATCCTTTCTTCATCGCAGCTTTTTCTCTTTTATAGATTAGTGAGAAAAGCTGCCTTTCTTCTTTAGTGAATATTCTTTCCTCTATGGGCTTTTCATCTTTTTTCATACTGTCTCCTTTCTAAACTTAAGTTTAGTCTCCCAAACATATTGATTAAATAAAAAGCTCGATGATTTTACAATTTAAAGTATCGGCAATCTTTTGGAGCGTATTTATACTTGTATTCTTAAGCTTTCCGGTTTCAAGTTGATTTAAAAGGCTTCGATTAACATTTGCTTTTTCAGCAAGCTGTTCCTGTGTCATACCTTTTTCTTCTCTTACCCTTTTGATGTTTAACACCATTTTCATCATCTCCTTTCATTGTTCTCTTAAAGTTTAGTTTCCTGAACATAATTTGTCAATACTTTTTGTTTATTTTTCTAAACTTTTTATTTATAATGACTGTGTAGTATCTTAAACAAAGGAGAATTGTCATGAAACTATCGGAACTCATCAAAAAATATAGAACTAAAAATCATCTGACAATGCAAGAATTTGCAGATAGAGCAAATTTAAGTAAAGGCTATATTTCACAATTAGAAAATGAATACAGCTTTAGTAAAGGTGGAAACCGTATGATACCGTCATTGCTAAAGTTGAATCAAATTGCCGATGCAATGAAAATATCTTTAGACGATCTTTTGCGAAACATTGATGATATGAATGTTTCTTTAAGTGATAATGATTCATATAGTTATGATGACACCCTCACCGAAATTCCTATGGATAATATTATCTTTGATGACTACTTCCCACTGCATTACTGGTCGGGACTCTCCGCAGGCAGTTTTGAAGAGTTGATTGAAGCTGAACCTGATTCAGTCGTGTATGTACCTATTACATTCCAGAATAAGAAAAAACGTTTGCACGCTTTTAAGATAAACGGAACTTCAATGAACAATGTTATTCCTGACGGGTCTATTGTTGTATCTGAAGATAATTACAATAATGCAATAAAGTACACCGATGGAACTATCGTTGTTGCATTCATGGATGGTACAGCAACTGTTAAGCGATTATATTCCGGTGAAGATAGCATTACCCTTTCACCAGATAGCACCGACAAGTCACACATGCCTATTATCGTTCCAAAAGACAAGGAACTAGTTATCATCGGAAAAGTCATTTGGCACATGAATCCTGAAGATATAGCTGAGAAATGTTATTAAGAAAGATAATAAGGAGATAAATAAAAAAAAGACCGACTGCTGCGAACAGTCGGACGGCAGTAAACTCACAACCAAGTGCTTTTACTGTACTCAATTTTATCATAAAGGAGCCATTATATGGAACAAGTAGAAAAGTATCTTGATGAAATAGAAGCAGCACTATATAAGATGTCACCTGTAGATCGTGAGCATTTAATGGAAGTACTACACATTGCGTTCCCAGAATATTTCAAAAAAGATTTTATGTCATAAAATTCAATTGAAAGGAGAAAATAGTGAAAAAAGAAAAATATATTATCGAAAGAAAGAATAAAAAAATCACTATCTACAGGTATACATCAACTTCAAAGATGCTTCTGGTAAAAAACAAATCTATAACAGAAATATAAATGTAGCAGAATATATTTCTCCAAAAGAAGCTATGCAAGCCGCAATCATCATTCGCGATAATGCATTGCGTGAGATAAATACAGGCACGCTAGTTAAGCATGTTCCAACGGTTGAAGAATTATACTATCAAACAAAGAAACTCTTCAATATCAGCATAAAAACGTGGAAAAGACACGAAACAACATATAAGAACAGCATAAAGAAATATGAAAATAGAGAAATAACATCTATTAAACCTATTGATGTACAAGAATCAATCAACGAGAGTATCAACAATTATTCATTAGAAGCTACACAGCGAGTTCTCTCGCTATGGAGACAGATATACAAAGCAGCTGCAATGAATGATATACTCGTTGCAGATAAGACAGTTGCAGTCACTATCCCCAAATCAAAAGCACCTGCTAAACAGCAGAAAAAAGTGCTTATCAGTGATGAAGACTTCAAGCAATTTATTGAATACTTAGAAGAAACATCAAAGTATGTACGCGATTCGATTGGAAGGTTCAGGAGAATCAGAATCATCTATATGCTTAAGATTATGTTTTTCACAGGCATTAGACCATCAGAATGCTTCGCTTTAACCAAGAGTGATATAAATCTCATTACTAACTCAATCACGATAAATAAGGCTATAGGAAGCACATCAGTAAAGACTAGACAAGTTATATCAACAAAAACAACGCAGAGTATTAGAACTGTTCCTATTAGCAAGGACTTAAAGCCAATCATAATGAGAATGATTGATGAAATTAAGGAAGAACACCTTTTCTACGATCACGATGGATTACCTTTTGAAACTTCATTCTTAAGTCAATTCATATCTAGAATATCAAATCGGATTGGAATTAAATTTAATATGTATATGTTAAGACATAGAATGGCCACTGATTTAATCCAATCTAATACGTCAGCACGTACAGTCCAGGACATCCTAGGACATGCTACTTATAAGCAATCTGTAGGATATGCAAGAAGTAGTGATGAAGATAGAAAAACAGCCATAGACAATAGAAAATTATCTTAGTTTCCGTAAAAATTTCCGTAAAAATTGAATAAAATATTAAAAAACCCGCTATTTAAGCGAGTTTTTTAAAATATCTATGGCGCAGGAACAGACTTTTACATATAATGATTGATTGATGCAGAAAAGTGTAGATATAGTGCTATTTTGCTAGGCTTTCTACTATTATAATAAAACAATAATGTCGTTATAATGTGTCAAAATGAAGTATAGTTTCCGTAAAATTTCCGTAAAATTGGCTTTAGTATGATATAAAAAAACAGCCTACCCTCAATTAAGAGAGTAGGCTTTCAATTACTTCATATCTTCTTCGGCAGTCTCGTTAGGTTCTACTTCTGGTAGACCTGCTAGAGATGTTGCAACCGATAAAACCGCAGCTAGTGCAGAAGTAGAGCAAACTAACTTCCAGTCAACACCACCGATTGTTGCAGTTGTTCCGATTGTAGCAACGAATGTTTGCGCTGCTGTCTTTAGCGCTCTTCTTGCTGCTGCCTTTGCCCATTTACTCCAATAATTTTTGTCTTTCATTTAGATAACCTTTCCCTTCTTTCTTCTACTTGTTTGATTCGTTCGGTTAGAAATGTTACGGATGTTTCTGTTTGCGCAAGTCTGTTTTCCAGAGACATAACACGGTTGCTTACGTCTCTGGTTGTAGCTTTTAAATCCGCTATTCCTTCCTTCACATACGCAATGTTAGAACTCATTTTTCCCAACTCTTCAGCTAACTCCTTAGCCTGGTCTTTATTCCCTTTGTGGATTGTTGCATTAACACTCCAGATTGTTACAACTAGGCCAATTAGCGAAACTAAAAGACTAAGGTAAACAGGATTGATTCCTTCTTGCATACTGCCACCTCCTATTTTCTTACTGTGCCATCTGGATTAGCATATACAGTTAGATTCGTCGAGCCGTTTTGAATGAGTTGCCCTTTGTCATTAAACAAGTAATCACGCACTTGGCCCGCCCATTCAATAGAGCGAATGCCTGTTACCATTACGCCCGTAACATCAAAGTAGTACCAATGACCCGCTAGGAATTGCCATCCAGTAACCATTTGACAGGAGCCATTGAAATAGAACCATTCCATATTTCCACTGTACTTGATTTGCTTCCAGTTCGTTACTGCATACCCTTCATAGTCGAAGTAGTACCAATCTCCGTATAACTGTAACCAGTCATTCTTTGGATATGTGCCATCCGACTTTTGGTACCACCAGCCTTTTTCGTCGTGCTTCCAACCGGATGTGTAGAGAGCTGGGGCAAAGCCAAAACAAGATAGAATTCCTGTTGCCAAAGTATCAATATTGCTATTGAAGATTTCTACATCTTCTGGCGATGTGATGAATCCAAACTCGACCAGTCTGTAGCTATACCCTTTAACGTATGCTCTGTATGGATTCGCTAGGTCACTTCTAAATTGAAGTGGGTTAGCTCTTCCTGGAAGAATGTTAGAGACAAATGTTGCCAACGCTTGATCGTATGCATCTGCGCCTACGCCACTATACAGGATAACGTGTCCGCCTCTTGCGCTAGATCCAGCACCGTCCATATGCAGTTCTACTATCTGAGTATCTGACGGAAGGTCTAAGTAACTGATTCCATTGTCGGCATAGTAGTCACGATTGATGTCGCCTAAGATGACATTGTCACCGCCCAGGTCTTTTATTCTTTGGCCCAATACCCTTACACGCTCTGCTTCTGAATATCCGTTGGCACATGCACCTGGATCTCCGGCGCCATGCCCGCAAATTATAAATAATTTCATGATTTTTCCTTTCTATCTAAAAAGAGCATGCTTGCAGCGTGCTCTTTTTAGCCTATTTATTTTTTGTAATCCCAAGCCGAGCCAAAGCCCGGCTCATTGTTTTTATTTCCATCAATCTTAGAAACGAAAACAATACCTCTAGCAATTGCTAAATCACCCTTGTTATAAGTGACTTTTTCATCCCACGGCTCTGCTTTCTTTTCCTTTGTTAAGTCATCATATAGCAACGGTGTTTTATCCGGAGTCTGACCATCGACAGATGTATGGTCAGAGACAACCGCATATGGAACGCCGTTATATCCGATGCGTTGTCCTTTTTTGTATTTTTCCCCTGGTGTCCACTGATCCAGAAACGCTACATACTTTTTAGCAACGTCTGCACTAGCAGTCTGTAGAACATCATTCACTAAAGGACGTACTTCCTTGAAATGGTTTGCTTCAATGTCTTTTTCTGGAACATCGGTCAAGATGAACGATAGCGTGTAACCTGTACCAGACTTAGAAAAAGTAAGTGGCTCAGTATACATTTTTGCAGCAGGCCCATCATCGAATGATATATCGTGAATAACCCCAACTTCGAACGAGTCAATTAGAATTTTTAAGTTCTCAAAAATGGCTCTATTGAAAGTAACAACACTCTTGTTGTTACTTTGTACTTCTGTAAATTTCTTGTTGTCGATAATCATCTTCTACACCTTTCTAACAAATAAAACATCAACCGTTACATCACCGGCTGGCAATGTGTAATTGTTATTCCACATATTCGCTGTGTAGATAGTTGCTCCAGTGTCAGTAATAGATGTAACGTTACATAGCCCACCTGCAGTAAAAGCACTAACAACTGTTAATAGACTATATCCAGTAGGAACTCTAATCGGAACTACAGTCGTATTTGAATTATTGTAGCCAACCTGCGCACGTCTTGCGGTAAATCTCTGAACAATGAATGTGTCATTACCGCCTATGGCCAAGCCGTTTTTAGCATTGAGTTTTCCTGCCACATCAAGTTGGCCTTTTGTTGTTGCGTTCTGTCCGCTAAAAGTAAGAGCATTATTAATTGTGTCAACTTTAGGCTTTAGTGCGTTGATTTGATTCTGCAGATTGCCTGCTGCGTCTGTTCCTAGTTGATTCTTGACACCTTCAAACCATGCATTAAACGCTTTGATGTATTCCCTCTGCAATACACTTTGGTCAAAATCATAATTAACTAATGCATGCACAAATTTTCTTGAATCGGTTACTGTAATTTGTGATAAATTGCTAGGGTTTGCAGGGACTGCAACTAAAGCTAACAATAAATACTTATCATCAAGCTGCGGAGCAACTGGAGAACTTGCTAACGTTCCATCAACACATACAGGAATCACTTCCCTATTGACTTCATCAAAATGTAATGCAACTGCAGTAATTCTAGATAAAGTTCCGTGTGCCCGTGTTAAAGGCAAAGTAATTACAGAATCTGCAGTAAACCATCGATTATTTAAAAATGCTCTACCTGGTCTAATTTGAACCTGCATGGATGCTTGTTCAACGCTGACCTGTAGAGCATCTGCTGATGATTGCACTACACCATCACTGATTAATCCGCCTAAATAATTTGAAATATCATTTGCATCATATGTTCTATCATATGAGCCGTCTATGTTTTGTTTTGCATTAAAGAAGCCTGATCTATATGCCATTGTCTACCACCTCCATTGTTGGCAAAATTGTACGCCCATCTACTGAATCAGATAGTGTTGTTGATGAAACCAAAACTCGCACATCATTTCCATCAAAAGATTTAACGTGAGCAATATCGCCTATGGAATAATATTTATCAAATTGATTATCTAACCCAGAGTCAACCTCTACATCGTATTGTCTTTTAATATCCTTTAATCCACGCATAGCATATGTTTTTAGCATGTTCTTATATTGTTGCTCGCTTAGCTTATTGCCTGCTATTTCAGAGCTATAACTCGAACCGTCGATATATGTTTCAAACCTATCCCAGCCAGTTTTATCCCCAACACTCTGGGTGACTCTTGGAGCGTTTTCTCTATCTTCTCCACGAATTAACGCTACATTCGAGTACTTTGAAATATCATCATAGTAGTCATTTGAAATCATGTTGCCACGTTCAAAAGAAAAGAACACATTTGTGTTCCTAGATTCTTTAATCTCAAGTAGATAGTTCCCATTAACAAAAGATAAGCTATATCCCAAATTGAATTCTTTCAAAGAATCTTCTAGCCAATCTAAAATACTAGCACTTTTGATTGTTCCATCGGTTTTATACTTCTCTAAAAATGCATGTTTAGATTTATTGAATGTAATTGGCAATCCCCTCATATTTTGAGAGATCACCAAATCAATCGCTTGTAGTAAGTTTAGATTTTCTTTTCTGATTTCATCCCAAATTATTCTTCTAGATAGTAGCGACTTTGCACATCTACCACTTGCAATAAGAATCAATCCTTTATCTAAAGACACTTTAGTTTGGACCTTCTCAATAATCATGCGATGCGATATATCTTTATCCAAATATATTTGCTTACCGACCTTTAAAATTTCAAAGGTTGTTTTTAATAAGGGGACTTCTAAAGAAAAGTCACCTGTTGATTTAAATGATTCTGTCCAAATCAAACTAGAGTAATTATCAATAACACCTAACAGTTTCAAACCGTTATTTTCTGTAATGTTAATAATCATATTAAACCCCGTTATATAGTGTTTCGTTCTCAACAATTACCTGCATGTACTTCACTCCCGATTCAGCGTTTACATAGATCAAATTATCCCCAGACAACAACGTGATCCAATCGCTTGTTCTATCTAAACTATCAATCATATTTGTTTTATCTAAGGCTACATCGTCTATATAGAAGATGCTCTTTTCACCGACAGCCGTTTTAATTAAGAGCTCGTCATTACTGTTGATTGTTGCTTTGATATGCATTCTCTTATCAGTTGTCTGATTGTAGATAACTGGATTAATTACATCTCCACCAATTGCTTTTATGTGGATAGTACATCCAACATCTTCAGTGCCTCTATTTAGTACGGATTGATGGTCTGTACTCGACAAGCTGCCAAACGGAACTGGCACAGTAATACTAAATGGAAAATGGAATCCATAACTTACTGTGTTGTACGATGTTACAGATTTTGAAGTTTCAACAAAATATGGAGAGAAACAGCGAATCGAAATTACTACCATATCATCTCTATAGAACTGTTGATCACTCACGCCTTCAACATATCCATCAATATAAGCGTTCAAACTAGGACTATAGTAATATACCCTTACTTTCTTTTTAGACATGAAAAAATGGTGCAGAGCATGTCTATTTTCATCAACAGGCTCTAGCACTTTAATTCGTAGCGTTAATGTTCTTATTGATAATCTAGCGCTTGTCATTCTTTCGCCGTCATAATTAGCACCTTTAGATGAACTATATTCAGCACTAACAGGATTTAATCCGTCAACTGGATCGCATAGAATGAAACGATTGTCATTCCTGAAGTCTAGTGTCTTTCCATTAGATTCAATAATTAAATATTTATATCCCATATTAGATTGTCTCCAGTAATGCTCTCTTAAGTTGTCTATAAGTTTCTAAAGGACTCAATTCTTTAGGACTATAGTTATTTTGATTAATAGTAATTGAACGTTTTGATAATGAGTTATCCCCATCTGTTAATAAATTCTTGAGATAGTTTTCAGACATAATTACTTCTCTTGCAGTTTCACCACCACCTAATAGCTTATTGCCACTAGCGCCAAAAATGGTTGCACCATCTAAAATACGCGGATTCTTTGTAGCACGATCAAACCAATCAACACTAAGATGAGGGACCTTTGGTGGCACTAGAGAAAATTCTCCTGAAATATTAAAGTGTGGCAAATCGATATGTGGAAGGCTCCAATTAAAATTAAAGATTCCCTTCAGCCAATCAACAATCGGAGATATGAATGACTTGATTCCATCAAAGACATTTGTGAAAGTATCTTGAATTGTCTCTAATGGCCCTTTCACTGCATCCAATAACCATTTAACCGCATCACCAATTGCTGTAAAAACAGGTTTTAAAACACTATTCCAAAAATCTGAAATGGCGCTAAAAACTGCTGATACAACCGTCACAATTCCATTAAATACTGTGCTAAAAACTGGCATTAACACATTACTAAGAAATGCTCCGATTGCTGTAAAGGCAGGCAAAAGAATATTTTGCCATGAGCCAACAATTAAGCTAAAGACTGCTTGAACGACTTCCCCAACAGCCATAAAAACAACCTGAATTATTGGCCACAATGTATTTTGTGCAAAATCACCTATTGCTTGTAGCGTCGGCTGTAATGTGCTAGTCCAAAAGCCAGCAATAGCATCTATGACACCGCCAACTACTTCTTGAATGTTCTTCCATGCTTCATTAACGAAGTTTCTAAAATCCTCGTTATTCTGATAAAGCAGAACTAATCCTGCAATAATTGCACCAATTGCTAATAAGATCGGATGTCCTAGCAACATTGATAGTCCACTAGATAATTTGCCAATTGAACCCGTAATTCCAGAAATAATAGATATAACAGGTCCTGCTGCAGCCAAAACCCCAACAGAAGCAAGAATAAACTGTTGCATACCAGGGTCTAATCCTTCCCACTTATCTATTAAACCGACAACTGTATCACTTAATGTGGCAATAACTTCATTTAAAGCAGGCATGACTGCTTCAGCGATTTTATATCCTAGTAACTGTATGTTATTCAACGCGATTTTAAAATTGTCAACAGGGTCTAAAGTTGCCGTATAAGTATCTGCAACAGAGCCCAACGCATCTTGCAATGATACGCTAGAATCAACAAACATATCTGCAGATAGAGTGCCATTTTGAAAAGCGGCATATAACTGTGGACCAGCCTTTGCACCAAACACAGAAATTGCACCATCTGTAGAAGATAGCGCTTTTACGAAAGCATCTTGCATGCTGATTCCTTCAGCCATTGCGTTTGCTTGTACCTTTTTAAGACCCATCATAGCAGTCGAAACATCTACACCAGATTTCTCTAAGTTACCAAGTAATGTAGCTGCACTCGCTGCGTTTAAACCCATACCCTGTAGAGCAGTTGCATTAGTTACAAGGCCCGTTTCTAGCGAATCCATGCTGATACCTGTATCCTGACCCACTTTGTTCAATGTATCTAAAAAAGCACCCGTATCATCTGCAGACAATCCGAATGCAGAAATTGCTTTCTGTACTTGATCTATCGACTGATTAACATCAACGCCATTAATTTTTGCAAACTGCAAAAACCTATTTGATAGATTGTTTAATATCCCACCAGTTACCCCAAATCGTGTATTGATTTCTCCGACAGCTGTGCCAACATCTTTAAATGAAAACTCTGTACTAGTTGCTATGAGTTCAACTGAATCTTGCAAATCTTTTAATGCACCACCTGTTGCTCCAGTTTTTTGGATGACTGTATCCATTCCATCATCAACTTGTTTCCAAGCTGCCATAGATGCAGTTGCAAGCCCAGCAATTGGAAGTGTCAGGCTCTTAGTCATCTCGTCACCTATAGGTTTTAGTGATTGGCTAATTCCACTCATTGCATTTGTAAATGAGCCTAGGAATGATTTCCCTGTATTTCTCCCAGCACTTTCACCTGCTTTAGGTGTTTCTTTTCCTAAAGCTTCAGAAATAGCATTCCCTATTCCTTCTGTAGTCGGAATAAGTCGCACATAGGCACTTGCTAATTCGATTCCATTTGCCATTACGTGACTCCATATCTAGACTTATTAAAGTCATCTACTGAAATATATGTTTTGCAAGTATCCTTTTTTGAACCCATCTCTTCTTTACGACCTAAAACTAGATCTACTAATCTAGTCGGCATTTCCATATTGCTGTTTCGTATCAAAAAATACTCAATCTCAGATAAGCGATCATGTATGCTCGGAAGCAATAAATAGTCAGAGATTTCTTGGATGCCTTGCATTTTCTTATATATTCTTGATTTTGCCCCTAAGCCGAACACAAGAACTGCCACCTTTGTTGGTGGAAGGTCCTTATAGTTAAAAAGGTGATAAGTCTCTGCTAAATCGCAGGTCAACTCATCACCATATTTATTAACTATTTCGGCAAGGGCTATTAGTTTTTTCCGTTATTAATCGAAGACATGAAGCTCGATAATTCTTCACTCATCTTGGTAGCATGCACCACACCATCGTTAGATAGTGAGCGCACATGTTCTTTAAATGCGTGATATCCATCTTCTCCTAGTAAAATCTTCATAGCTGAGATAAGAGCAGTGGTATTTCCTTTATCCGCTTCTCCCCATAATTCAACTAATTCCCAGTTATCTAATGCACTGTCTTTTATTTCGATTTCAAAACCTGTTTTTGTTTTACCCTTCATTGTTTAATTCTCCTATGCAGTTGGCGCTTGATAGTAATCGTATGATGTATTGCCATTTGCATCGAGCATTGCGCTAAGTGTTACATCATAGCCGATTGCAGAATCTTTCTTGTATGACAAGTCGCCGAGTTCTGTAATCTTTGCATTAGGTACAACGATACGAGATAGTGTTCCATCCAGCATAACAGTATCAATAACCCATGCATTAGCAACTGGTTCTAATGCGTTATGTTTAACAGTCATTGATGCTGTTGTTGTTCCATCTAGCTTACCTGTAACATTAGCATCACCATAAACAGCCTTCTGCACTAAGTCATTGAGTGTTTCAATCATCTTAAATTTAAATGATTCTTTGTACTCTGTCTGAACGGTTGCTACTACACCGCCGCCCCATTCTTTAATGTCATTAGAGCTTCTTGATTGTGAGCGTGTAACACCTTCCTCAGAGATGTATCCAACACCTTTAAATGCTACATTTAATGCAGTTTTTGCATCTGTAGGCAATGCAGTTCCAAGTGGCGCATAGTAAATAGCACCTGTTACCTTAGGGCTACTTGTTGATACATTCTTAGCTTTATTTGTATTTGCTTCTGCCATATTATTCCTCCATAAATTGTCTTGTTACAACAGAAAAAACCGCTTGATAGCGGTACTCTTTTGTTGCAATATTCGTAAAATTGTAATCGTTAATAAGGCGTATAGATGATAGTCCTTTAACATCTGCATAGACCATTATCTTTTTAATTTTCTCGTTAAGTTGAGCCGCCTTTAATAACGATGTTGAATGTGATTTGATTGCAATAGTTGATGTTGTTACCCAGTCTTTACTAGATGTTCCTGTCTTCTCAACGATCACATACTCCTCAGGAGCGTTTTTAGGTCGCTCCATATAGGCTTTAATACCTTTGCTATTTAGCAGTTTAATAATTTCTGATTCGACCATATCTACCCCTGTGTGCTTTTTAAAAGCGTGTTGTTTTCTAAGTTATCCTCTTTTGCCTTATCACTAGAGGCTTTAACAAGTGCAGTAACACGCCCATCCTTCGATGAGTGCATAACTTTATACTCGTATCCTTCACCTGCTCTCGCTACCTGCCTACGTGCTAGTTCTTCAATATATCCCTGCACAGCAGGACATCGAAGCAGCTCACCTACACCTTCTCTATTGATTTCTAGACGTTCTAAAACACCTTTACTCATAGCGTTCTACGTAGTACTTATCATTCCAACGTAATGGAATCATCTTATCAATGCCATTTTGAGGTAATGAGAATACGTGCCAGCGATAACCATAAAACTCTACAATTGCATCAGTCCATACATGCGTATCACCCTTAGGGATACCAAGCTGGTACTGTGCTTTTTTTTCGTACAGATTAGTGACATCTAGATTTTCTTGTGAACCTACTGGAGCAACAAGAACATCATCAACTTCTATCGGCTCCCCATCGGCATAAATCGGAGCATTGAACTCATCCACACCTGTCTGAACTTTAGGAATGATTTTGACGATGATACCCTTAATGGATGCCATATAAGTCCACCATTCCAAAGCGTTGACGTGTTAGCCCTAATCGCTTTAGGTCTTTCTTAAGGATAGACATTCCACCACCTGTATTAACGTACGTCCCTGACCAAGAATAACCAAGTGCGGATTGTGATTCTTGCGAAAGAGTACTGGCATTATCAGATGATAACTGATCTAAATATCGAGAGATTACATCCACAACTACAGACTTCACTACGTTTGGCAGTATTTCACCCTTAGCAATCATTTCATCCAGGTCTTTTCCAACCCTCTTAGCCTCTTGTCGTAGCGAATCTGATACAACAGGCAGTAATGCTTCTACTTGTCCCTGCTCTGCATTTGATAAAGGTTTCCAAAGGCTATTAACATCATTTACGCTTGCTAGGTTTTCCATCCTTTACCACCTTCTTTTCTTTAGTAGTTACAGGAGACGGTGTTTCAACCGCCTCCCATACATCACTAATTAAAACAGATGAAACATCAATCACACGTCCGTTTTTAATGTTTCTATATTGCATGATTAAGCCTTAGCAATCTTCTTGAAGGATGCAGTATCTAAGATGCCCCAACCGATGTATGCTTCAGCACGTAATACAATCTGATTTGTACGCTTCAGGTCGCCCTGTCCATCTGGATCACCATACTCGATGATTTCACATGGTACATTTTCAGCATATCCCCACTTAAATGCGTTTTGGAAGTCACCGACAATGGCTAAGTCCTTAGATGTACCGAAGGATACTGTGTTGTTTACATCTGATGCCATGCCGTAGAATGCTTCTGGATTCTGACCAAAACGGAATTCAGGATACTGTACTACACCATTAGCCTTAATTTTGGATAATGCAGCACTAAATGCTGGAGCCATTGCGATACCTGTTACAACGCCATCTTCACCTGTGATAGCCTGTACTGCAGTATCGATATCTTCATCTTCCTTACCTGCAGTTGTTGTAACTGTAGCAATTGTAGCCATATCAAAGTTCTTAGTAGCTAGACCAGGTACAGCTGTCTTTGTAGAAGGATTAACACCATGGAAAGCACTGATGTCTAACGCACGTGCAATCTTAGCGGCAAATCCATCAGCAAATGCCTGTAAATAAGGAAGCTGCTGTTCTTCTGACATATTTACAAATTCATCTGTTAAGCGATGTTGATATACAAATTTAACAGGTGTAATTGTTACAGGCTTAAAGCTAGCATCACCAGCAGGTTTATTTTCTCCTTCACCTACGATAGATGCTTCCCCATCCATTGCGAATACCATCTGTGTATTGCCTGCAAATGGAATTGGTGTTTGATTTGATAACTTAGCAAGGGATGAATGGCCCTTTGCTTTTGTAAATACTTCTGAAACTAATTCAGCTGGAAATAAGTTAGTTGTTTTTGTAATTGTTGCCATAATTTTCTATTCTCCTCTTAGCGATTTCGCTAGTGCGCTGATTGCGCCATTCTTACCACTTGGTTTACTTTCTTGATCAGCAAGCGGTACAATAGGCTTATTTTTGCCAATCAGTTTTACAAGAGATTCTGCATCTTTGCGAATATCATCTTCTGACTCTCCTGATAATCTTGACGCCATTTCGTATGGTAGTCCTGTCTCATGAGCAATTCGCGTTTTTACCGAGGCGGTCTCGTAGCTCTTGATCTTACTGTCTCTTTCTGTAATTTGACGGTCGAAATCAGCGTACTTTTTAGCAGAAGATTCAGCTTCTTTTGTCAATGAAGCAATCTGCTTGTCATAATCTCCCTTAATCTTGGAAAGATCGTCAGGGCTTGTATATTCTTCGTATTTTTTCGCTAGCGTTTCACGCTCTCTCCCTAGTCTATCCTTGATTAGATTGTCTAACTGTTCTTGTGTTGTGATTGGTGTAAAATCTGCCATTTTATTAAGTCTCCTTTTCTCCTCTTCAATCCGTGAGGTATACGTAAGTGATGCTATCTAAAAAAGCGACTTAAAATAGTCGCCTTAATAGAATACTTTTTGTTTTCTGCGTTCTTTAGTTTTCTTACATGACCAGAACGCAAAAATCATTGACTCCATCAGAGATACATCAACTGTATCCTTGATGGATTTAAAACCAAAACCGCCGTTGCTTCCAATCGCACGGCGCTGCACATTTGAAACTGATTGAGTCAGTGAAGGTTGCCCTTTGTGACATATCAGTTTTTGATCTAGGCACTGTTGGAAAAGTGCGTTAGCTTCAATAACCTCTGATACTTTAGGAAAGATTGGCTCCTTCTTAATTCCAGCCTCTTTCATTGCGTCCGCAAGTAGCTGCTGACCACTTGCCCCATCTATTACTACGTTTTGTAGTTCTGCTTGCTTTAAGAAACGAGCCAACCATCCTAAGCCATTACGTTGCGGCTGACAATCTATACTTTCTACGAAAATTAAATCGTTTGTTGTCTTAACTGCAACACTTAATGCAACATTTTTTCCATCTGCGCCAAAGCGGATACCTGCATATAACTTACCTTTGAACTTAGGCAACTTATCAACCTGTAATTCCTTCCACTGTGATTCGCTAATATCTGATTTCAGATTTAACTTGGTCCAGTATCCTAAACGCTGAATGTTGAAGTCTAATTCATCCTCGCCAATTTCATCACGTATCTTACGCTCTGTTAAAATCGTCCCTAATGATGGATTTGTTTCATACCATGCCTCTACATCATTGACATCTGTCATGCTTTCAACAGACCATTCAGCCCAGCCTGTGTTGCTGGTCTTACCCGCCAATGTATTCTCCCTCATATGCGTAAATACTGTGCCAGAGGATACCATTGTAGGTGGTGTTCCGCAGAATATCGTCTGTGGATTCGGAGATGAAGAAACAACATACTTCAATGTAGTCTCTTGATCGTTCTGATATTCCTGTGCCTCATCGATGATGAGTAGATCATATCCTTCACCAAGTCCACCCTTAGATGTTCTTGTTCTAAATGACGCAAGTCCACCACCTTCTATCATTTCAATTTTTTCCAAGCCATATTGACGAGTGACAATAAAGTCTTCTTTTTCTTTGTATCCAGCTTTGGCCATAATGTCATATAGACGGCTAAAGGCTGAACTAGATGTTGGTGTTCTGTGCGCTGTATGCAGGATATGTTCACCTTTAATTAAGCCATACAGCTCTCGTATGGTAATGACTTCGTTCTTACCATTTCTTCGAGGTACAGCATATCCAAACTTTGAATGGACCCATAGTTCTTCATCATCGTAAGAAAGTAAGTCATATATTAATAGCTTCTGCCAGTCCTGTGCTTTACGTTTTGATTTCTCATATAGTTTAATTGCTTCTTCCCCATACGTTTTGTCGTATGTCAATATAACGGATTGAGTTGGTGTTTGGCGACCTAATCTCTTAGTGTCTGCCATAACTCCTCCTATCCGTTCTTGTTTCTTGGCGGTCCAGTTGCCTGTAATTTACTCATTAAACCTCCGTAAAATAAAAACACCGCAAAATTATGCGATGTTTTATTCCATACCTGCTAATCTATATTGCTCATGAATCCATTCTTGCTCTTTTTGAAAAGCATCTATTGCTTCCTGAGGTGCATCTTCTTTAAATTTGCCATTAGCCCAATATGGTTTATAAATTTCTTCGAGTTTTCTTATTTCTTCTGGAAAATACAATACCATTCTATCACCCCTTTAAAAGCATTGATATATTATACTCAGCTTCAACTTCATCATACTTTCCCGCAAAATACATCTTTTCTGCATATTTGCTGATTCCACCTACATTTTCATCTGTAACCCCTAATGTGTCAAGTTTTTTCTTACATTCTGCACATAAATTATCGATATAATTGTGATAGTTTCCCGATGTGATTTTACTATGTTTTTTTTCATACTCTTGTGCTTGCTTGCAATGATACATTTCATGAAATGGTGTCGAGTACGGGTCTTTTTCGGCAGCATGGCCTTCTTGAAATAGAACTATTTTCTTTTTATCACCAACAACTGGTGTATAGGATATTAAGTTATTTACAGCGTCATAATTTGCTAAGGAAAATCTAATCTCTGAAGAGTCTACAATTAATATGATTGGTTTTTTGCTACCATCAATATCAAGCTTCTTTATAGCGGATTCTGTAGCTTTATTGATATTATGCAGGGCTTTCGGTTTAATCATAGTTTTATCAGAAATGTATACATTCTCATATCCGTCTACTTTTTTTGCATTAATTTCTGTCCTGCTTAACGTATTGAAGACAGCCTCAGTTCCGCGAACTACAGGTTTATAGTTTTGCACATACGATTCATTTGACCGTATCCGTTTTTCTCTTTCATTATCTTCACGTAAGTTTATCCACCGATTAGTTTCCCAATCTCCTTTACCCTGGATAACTACACCTCTTTTCGTTGTGTAGGTAATGATACATCCACAACCTGGGTGTCGTTCAAACATACCCATATCATACGCTTGATCGTATGGAACATCTGTTCCGCATCGTTCTAGACACCAGTGACAGACATCACCGCCGCCTTTATCAGTAGTATGTACGCCTACATCGTCATATTCGCGAGAAACCAAAACGTTAATGCCAGATTCATCCATGAATTTAGCACTTCTTCTACCTATTTCATCTACATAGTTTTGAGAAGCTGAAATAAAAGTATTTTCCATAACATTGAGTGCTGCATCTACATCATCGTAGCTCTCAAGCTTAGAAGAAATTTCTTCTGCGTATGTATTATCATATGAAACTGTAGCAGGTTTTAAATTGACCTTTGCAGTTTCGTAAATTACATTTTGTGCCTGCGACGCTACAGCCATGACATCTTGATAGTTTGCTTCTAAAATCGGATTTAGAATCTCTTGCGTAATAGTTAAATCACCATTACTGACTTGTAAGATTGCTTTTTTTGCCAATTGCCCTGAGCGTTCACTATATTTTTGGGCAGCTTCATAACTTGCTTTGCCACTCTCAATCGATTTTCTAAGACGTATAAGTTCAGTATCGTTCTCAATCAACCGTAAATATACTGCCGTTGCTTTCTGAACAATATCGTTCATTAGAAGTTATCCCCATCTATGCCAAGAATATCTCTCATACTATCGTTGCCAATATATCCAGGCACTGCTTGATTAACCTTTAAGGCTGCATCACCAAGTGCAGCGATACCAGATGCATCGGGCGCATAGATTGGTTCCCACAATGGTTTAGTCTCATACACTTGATTTCTTGCGTATGGATACTTATCACGAACACACGCCGCTAAATATCCAGCATTAAGAAAACCAGTTCCTAATGATCGCTGTGCTTTCTCTGCAATAGATTTTAAATTTTCATGTGACGCTCTTATCGCTTCATAGCTGGTTGGATTTGAAGATGCGATACCTAAATCATCAAGTGTTAAACCTGTTTCCACAGTAAATAAAGCCGCATACTCTTTAATTTCTTCAACGTATGGAGTTAATTGTGCTTGCGAAAACTGTCCTAATGTAGGATTGCTACCCTCTTCACTCCTATTGATTTGTAAGAAGTCTGTGAGTGATGCTTTTCCTGTTTCGTTAATTGGTTCGGCATCTGGATCCATACCAATTAAGTATTTTTGTGGGAAGGAATTAACCTCAGAACAGATTGCCATATTCATCAACACGTCTTTAGCATTATTCTGGTGGCTTATACAAGCTCGACTAATACGAGAATGACCAAATGGTCGTTTGGCATCTGGACGGTTGATAATCGGCACTAAAAGAGGATAAGGGGCAACGTTATCTACAGAGTATGGTTGTAGTCCTTTTTCATAAATGACGGTCTTCCCTGGAATAAACCATGCTTCTATTAGTGGATTGTCATTTTCATCACGCTTCAGCACTGCGTATCCTTCGACAAGCATCCCAGTAATTGGATCCATGATTCCTGTTGCGTTACCGCCATCAATAACCTGTAGTCTTGGATATCCTGTATCATCTTCTGAAATGTAGATGAAGTTACATGACGTAATCAATGCTCCAAGAATTGCAGAATCAAAGATGATGTCGCTATTATTCATTGCATAGATTTGTTCCATGTTGAAGTTATCGTTCTTGAAACCTCTGAATCTCAATCTATCAGCTAGTGCATCAACAGCTTTAGTACACCACCCCAAAGTGAAGTTAAATTTGTTCTGCAGTGCAGTAGGAACCATTACGTTACGTGGCTTATGATTGTCTTTCATTTCGTAGTACTTATATCGT